TTGGGATTCCTAGCCCATTTGGATTATTACTTATAAATCAACAACTTACAACAAGACAGCAAATAATCCAAGCTGCCTAAATACAATAAGACAGCGCCAAGTTGCCTAATTTTTAAGCAAAAAGACAGCAAAAACACTATACCACCAGTATAATTCAGTTATAACCAGAGCTTAATTCGCCTAATACTGTGCTATACTCCGAGTACTGCTTCGCGCAGCCCCTGAAACCCGTCTACAAGGACATACACACCATGGAAACCGACAAAACAGTTCTACTTCGCCTGACAACCGCAGACCACAAACGCTTAAAAGCGGCCGCTGATGCGGAGTACACCACGATGACGGGCCTCATAAAGCGGCTTCTCTTTGGCCACCTGAAGGACTTAGAGCCGAAACCCGCCGCCAAACCCCAACACCACAAAACAAAAGTGGACTTGGCAACTGAGCAATATGAAACGCTAATCCAATCGAATGACTTCACCATGGCCAACCGCCAAGCTATAAACTTCTTCTTGGAAGAGCGCAAACGCTTGGTCGTTATGGCTGGCAACAACTCAGCCCAGTTCCCTGTGCCCGCCGAAGTAAAGATTCGCATCTTGGAGTTAAACACCTTAGACCTTGAAGCCTCCGACCCGAGGGCAAACGCCAACACCATAGCGTCTAACAAGCGGCAGCTGGCGCAGCTCAAGGGGGAGATACCGCAGGACACTGAAGATACCCAGCGGTATAGGGCTAGCGTGTACGCCACATGGAGTCTTGAGGACTTACAAGACGAATCGTTTAGGTTCGCACTGACTGACGACCCGACGCCGCCAGACCTCACACACTGGCTGAAGTACCGAGAGGTTGAATCCCTGAGCTGACACTAGCCCCAAACCACACACCCCCTCGACCCAGCCCACCTAGCGTGGGCTTTCTTTTTGGAGCCGCCATGAACCGCCTTCTCGCACTAATCGCACGAGCCAAACTTGCCCTACTCCATGAGGAGTTTCGCGTAAAAGTCGCTCAACAACATATACACCACAACCCCAAGAGGACTTCATGAACAAAGCCAAAGCCTTCCAACTCTATGAAACATGGACAGAGCAAACTGTCCTACACCGCCGCATGGGTCAGACAATCCTAGAGCTTATTGCACACCCCGACTCAACGCTCGACCAGCTGGCGAAAACGCAGCACTCATACCGTGGGCTGACGCGAACCATCATCATGGTCAAACCCAAGCTGGCCGATGCACTATTAAAAGAAGGGCACGTCAAACTGTCCGACTTGGTGATGCGATACCAGCTATTCCCCAAACCCCCAGCCAAGGATTAGTCATGAGCGACTTCGATGTAGAAGGCACACCATGGACACCCGACGAACCCTATGCGGTGAGCATCGCCCGAATCAAATCCATTGCGGCTAGGGCTGGCACAAAGGGCTTCAACGAGTATGGAGTCCCTTGGCACGCCTGCCATGGGTATAAACACGACGCCCACATCTGGGCATGGATTAAATCAAAGACGAAGGAGTCCAAATGAAACCCGAACCAACCAACCGTGGCCAAGCCGTTCATGCTGCCAAGATAACCCAAGTCATCAGCAAAGCCTTCATGGACTACGCCGTGGCCAGTGACGCCAACCCAGAAGACGAGGACATATCGGTTCGAGCCGTGCTCTCAGGTATCGCCATGGCGTTGGTCAGGACAGCCAAGGACTGCGAAGTCGGTGTCGAGGAGCTAGCGGTCAACCTACTCAAAATGGCCACTGCGGTCGATGCCTTGGACTCACTGGAATCCATGCTCGAAGATGGACAAGCAGACCAGACTGAGGTGGACTACCAGTCCGAGCGCATCATGCAAGACCTACTGCAAAGGGTATCGAAATGAAACTCATCATGGAAATCATCATCGCCGCACTATTCTCTGCACTGCTGGCTCTACTCATCGTCGAGTGGGCGATAGGCTGTGGCCAGACATACACCGACGCACAAGGTGTCGAGCACGTTGGGCAGTGCTGGGTTCTTAAACTCAAGGGCACACCATGACCCCCGACATATCCCACTACCCCGCACTCAAACTCATGGGCAAGGATGTTCACGAAGTCCCAGAGGTAAGTAGGACAAGCTGCCGTGGGTGTAGCTTCGATATATACAACAAAGAAGACGACGACTACGAGTGCGCCGTGAACATGGAGAAGTCCCAAGGCATGCTCACCTGTGGGGAAAAAGCAATCGTCTATGTCCGCCCAACCAAGAAACACATCATGGCATACATCACTGCCAAGCTATCCGAATAAGACGCGGTAAGGCTGGCGTCAACCAACAGCCCAATCATTTAATCACTGAAAGGCAATCATGCGTTATTCACACATCAAAACTTCTGTTCTGGAACAGTTCAAGGCTCCCAATGGCAACAAGGTCGTGCCGTTCATTCTCGGTGCGCCCGGCGGTGGTAAGTCTGCCTGTGCTCGTGAGGTTATCCGTGACCTAGGTATCCCACAAGAGCGTGTCATCGAGTTCACTGCGTCACTGCGTGACCCTGTCGATGTGCTTGGCGTGCCCAACACGCATGGGGAGTTCACACGCTGGGTGGCCCCGCAAGAGTTCTACACACTGCGCAAGGGTGTCGGGCCAGCAGCACTCATTCTTGAGGAACTGTCAGACGCCCCTGTGCCAATGCAGAACGCCCTGTGTGGCGTCATCTACGACCGCCGTGCGGGTCAGTTGGAGCTATCCGACCAGCTGTATATCATCGCAACGGGCAACCGCACCGAGGACAAGTCAGGCGCCAACCGCATCACGTCTAAGTTGGCCAACCGCACACGACGCTTCGAGTTCAACGAGAACCTAGACGACTGGGTTGAGTGGGCACTCGAGAACGATATCGACCCTGTGTTGATTCAGTTCCTGCGTTTCAGACCCGGCCTGTTGTCTGACTTCTCTGCCGACCGCTTCGCTAACCCCACACCCCGTGCATGGGAGCGTGTCAACCTCATACCCGACAGCCTCGACGAGTCCCTGTTCTTCGACAACGTGGCTGGCGAAGTTGGCGAGGGCGCGGCCGCAGAGTTCACTGGGTTCCGCCGTATCTACAAGGGCCTGCCCGATGTGGACTCCGTCCTGCTCGACCCCAAGGGCGCACAAGTGCCAGACGACCCAGCGACCCTGTATGCCCTGACGGGTGCCATCGCTCGTAAAGCGACCAAGGATAACTTCAGCCGTGTCAGCGAATACCTTGGCCGTCTGCCTGCCGAGTTCAACGTCATGGCGACCCGCGACTCCATCAAGCTGTGCCCCGATATCAAATACGGCAAGGCGTTTCAGGAGTGGGCTTCCAAGTACAGCGAAGTTTTAATGTAATATGTACTTCAGTGTATAATGCTAATGCGTAGTTGAAAGGAGTAACTTATGACACAACGCATTGACATAGCTGGCCAAAAACACAACCGCCTAACTGTCTTATCCCACATAAGCGGGACAAAGTGGAGGTGTTTGTGCGATTGTGGCCAAGAGTGCATCAGGCAGTCCTATGAAATTAGAAATGGCAAAGTAAAAAGCTGCGGGTGTACAAGAGCGGAATCAATGAGCAAAGCCATGACGACACACGGCATGTCAAAGACTTCAACCTATCGCTCTTGGTTATCTATGCGTAGGCGGTGTTACGAAAAGGCGCACCCTCAGTATAGGTACTACGGGGGCAAAGGCATCACTGTGTGCAAGCGGTGGCTAAACAGCTTTGACAATTTTATTTCTGACATGGGCGTTCGACCAGAAGGCACGACACTTGACCGCATCGACGGCAAAAAAAACTACACCCCAGCTAACTGCCGGTGGGCTACTCAAACAGACCAGATGCGAAACACATCAAGGGCGCTTAAGTACCAAGGCAAATCACTTAAGGAATGGAGCGATGAAACGGGAATCAAATACGACACACTGCGTTACCGTCTGCAAAAACACGGCACGATATATCTTTGAGGTTCTGATGTGAGCGACCTAGTCTGGAGCCCTGCCTCTGGAGAGCACGAAGAGGCTTCGCTTTACAAAGTCGCACAACACAGCTTCTCAGGCACCTACCTACAACGCCACTTGGCCACGGTGTGGCGTAACAAGGAAACGATAAATCCCTCGTGGGAAGTCGTCCTGTATATGCCACACCGTAAACGAGTAGAGCAGACTTTCTCGACAGCCGAGGAGGCCAAGGCATACGCCGTTGCAGTATGGAGGCTTGAGTATGGCGCTTGAATGGATTCTTGAGATGCCGTATGGCTCGACACTAGAAGGCGGCACCGTCTACTCGCTGGTTCGCGATGCCCGCAGTGGAGAACTCTTCCGCACCTACCAAGCCTACATCGCAAGACGAGGCAAGCAGAAGTGGGAGGTGTTCTTTCCTGCGCGGTTCAAGCAAAACGACAAGACCTTTAGGACTTTGAAAGCCGCCAAGGCATACGCCGTGGCTATTGCATCATTGGAGAACTAATATGGAAATCAAAGGCAACTACATCTTGGTCGAGGGGTATGGCACTCTGCTCATACCTGCCAAGCACATGAATGTTCTTGAGCACTGCGCCATGGTGCGCCGCCCATACCGAGATGGTAAACACGTTCTTGAGTGGGCTCACGAGGAGATGAGCTTCAAAGTTATCCCCGAACGCGAAGTTCGTGCGGCCTACGCCGCTAGTCAATTAGAGGAACCGAAATGAGTAAGCTATCCGTATGGGATATCGGCCGACAGGCCAAGCTAGCAGGCACGACGACCGTGCAGACATTCAACCCCGCAGACTTAACCGTCCGTATTCGCAACAACGCAATCAAGATGGTTCGCCAAGGCGCTACCGTGGGCTATGGCCAAGGGTCTCGTGTAGCTGGGATGCTGATGGAGCGATACGGTGTTGCGCCAATCCAGACATGGAACCACAGTGGCAACGGCTCAGTGTATCTGCCGAAAAATTTTAGCTGCCTCAAGCTTGAGGCCTACGACGAGCTCATGACACTGTGCAAGGCGGGGTTCTCTGCGTGGATGCTGACTGAGGCAGAAAACGAGCACACCATCAAATGGAGGCAGGACGACCACAAGGAAGACATGGAAGCCTTGGCGACCCTGCGAGAAGGTGGCAGCCTTGGTAGTGCTAACAGTATCTACTTCTACAGCATGCAGAAGAAAGCATTGCAGTGCATCGAGGCTAACCGCACCGATGAATACAGAACCAAGCTCGAAGAGATAGTCGAGTATCTTCACAGCAACGAGTCCATTCACATCACAACTTTCCAATACTAAGGACACATCATGGCAGTATCTAACATCGAGAAAGCCAAGGTCGATATCACCTTGAGGCATCCGTTCTTTGCGTCTATCCTCATGAAGCGCAAGCTCATTGCCCGCAACGATATCCCAACAGCCGCAGTTGACCAGCGTGGCCAGATTTACTACAACCCCGAGTGGGTCAAGGACAAGTCAGTCGACGAGCTTGTGTTCCTGCTGTGTCACGAGGTCGGCCATGTCATCGGTCAACACGCCGCTCGCCTTGGCTCACGCCACCGCAAGAAGTGGAACATCGCATCGGACGCATGGATTAACGACATGCTCAAAGCCGCTAACGTGGGCACATTCATCGACGGCGGTGTCGATATGCCCGGCTCGAAAGACCGCACGGTTGACGAGATATACAACGAGCTGCCCGAAGGTGAAGATGGTAACGGCCCGGGCGGCACAGGCGACGACCTGTTGCAAGAAGGTTCACCACTCACTCAGGAAGAACTCGACAAACTAGACGCCGAGACTCGTGTGGAGATTGCCCAAGCAGCACAGGCGGCCAAGATGCAGGGCAAGATGCCTTCAGCCTTGGAGAAGTTCGTCTCTGAGCTTATCGAAGTCAAGACACCGTGGCACGATATCCTAGAGCGGTATATGACCTCGCTGACCAAGGGTGACTATTCATGGGCACGGCCTAACCGTCGCTTCACGGACTACCTGCCTAGCGTGGGCAACACGCAACAGATGGGCACAGTCGTTATCCAAGTCGACGTGTCAGGCTCCATCACACCGCAAGAGTTGGCCTATTACAACGGGCACTTGAAGCGTATCGTCGAGCTGTGCAGCCCTGAGACTGTCCATGTGCTCTACACCGACACCGATGTGGTGGCCCATGAGAAGTTCGAGCGCGGCGAAGAGTTCGGTCTGTCGTTCCGTAGCGGGGGTGGAACGGATATGGAGAAGGGGCTAGAGTACGTAGCAGAGCAGGGCATCGAGCCCGAAGTGTTTGTCTGCCTGACTGACGGCTACACATCGTTCGACAAGTCCAAAGAGCCCGGGTATGATGTGGTCTGGTGCATCAGCAGTGATGTCAAAGCACCGTATGGCACGAACATTCACTTCCAGATGGAGTAAACCATGGCTACAGCAAAAGAAGCACTTGATTCATTCAGCGAGATGATGGACGCATACCGCGAGTTCCTCCAGCTTGCATACGATGCGCTTGCACCCGACGCGACACGAGCACAACGAGAGGCTATCCGTGAACAAATCAAACTCTTCATCGAAGACCGGCCTGATAGACAGCAAACGAATCAGCCTGCACAAGAGTAAAGCAGGATACTTCATCTTTGTAAAAGACGAAGCGACACACGCTACTCGTTCGATAGGCCCCCTTGAGGGGCCTTTTACATTCCCTGAAGCATTGATATGGCTGGGGACTCAACTTAAATTGGAAGGAGCATGACATGGGTTATCGTTCAGAAGTGGCGTATGCCGTATCGTTCCCAGATGCAGAACACAAAGGAGCGTTCGTAGCAGCCATTAAGTTAGGCGGCGACCAACACCAAATCGAAGCGCTGTCAGAACTCAACGAGTTAGACGACAAGGTGTTAGTCGGGCATTTCTGTGATGTCAAATGGTATGAAAGCTTCGAGGAAGTTAAGTCGCACCATGAACTCATGGACATGGCGGTCGAAGAGTTCAAGGGCTCGTATGTCTTTGCTCGCATCGGTGAAGAGTATGACGACGTAGAGTTTAAGAACGATGGTAGCAACCCGCCGTTTGACCGCATAGATATTCACAGGAGCATAGAAATCTCGTAGTCAGGGAGTTGTAAGTCTTTTCCTCAATCATTCACTTATCGGAGCACTTAATGATTAATTTCGATTATCTCGACAAGCTGATGAAGTCAGCTCGCCGCCCCGCATTGGGCAAGCCCCTCGACAAACAACGTGGCATCGGCCGTATCGCGTGGGGCGGTAACATGCGCAACTGCCGCCTGTTCAAACACAGCGACGACGAATACCGTATCGAGCTGCACCGCCACCGTATTGCCACCATCAAGAGGCTGGGAAACGCAGCACTCATCACGATTGACAGCGTAGACAGGTGGCCAACGCCTACCACAGCCGACAGACTATCAGGCATCTTTTACAAGCCAGTCTACAAACGCGACAACCAGTTGCGTATGTCAAGCTTCGTCAACATGACAGGCGCAGCACCAGTGATTCCTCCATTGGCTGACGGTATGCGGTTCGTGCAGACGACCAACGGTTTGTATTGTGTTGACCCTGACAAAATGATTGACCATAGCAAGCGGTATGTCGGCGACAAAGATGCGGCCAAGCAAGTCAAGCAGTGGCTAAACAAAGTCAAGAAGCACCTCATGGTGCAAGTCAAGCTCGGCATTCTCCCATGGTCAGAAATCTATGACGCCATGGAAGCTGGCCATGGCCGCTCTAAGCTGCCTGAGATGGGCGAGATCAACCAAGAACTTATCCGTGACCTTACCGCATGGTATGGCTTCACTGTAGGTGGTTGGCGTGTACAGCGTTGGGCACAGAACGGCGTCAACCTAGGCGAGCACGATGTTAAGTCACTCCTTAACAAAGTCAAAGACAACATGTATCACAGTATGAGTATCTACCGCCGAGACAAGATCGACTTCACGCAGTATTTCACACCAGTAAACATCAACGCATTCACAGGAGACTAACATGGGCTGGATTATCGGACTGACATGCTTAGCTGCATGGTTCACACACATCTTCACTTGCTTCGCTGATGGCCTCTGGGGCTTTCTCATTGCAGGTGCAATCTTCTTCCCAATCGGTATCTTCCACGGGTTCTACCTGTGGGTTGCATAAGGAGCTGACATGCCTAAAGCCATCACAACCCAAGCCATCGCTGCGCAACGAGTGACCAATGCCATGCAGAGAGAAATCTACGACGGCAAAGAACTCAAGCGCAACCCCGGCATCACTGACGCACGGTTCGAGGCATACCGACTGCCTAGCCGTATGGGTGACACATTGGTTTATCCGAAGGAGCGGACATGAGCAAGCACACGAAAGAGAAGTGGACGTATAACGAAAACTTCAACTGGAAGACAAACCCGTTCAGCATCACGGTGCAGGGTAAGTATGGTGTGCATAGCACGACGATCGCCAACATCCCAACGCGGATGACGATACCGCCATCCGAACAACGTGCAAACGCTCGCCTGATTGCCGCAGCACCACTGCTACTGGACGCGCTCAATGCCATGCTGGATTGTGTGTACGACGAGGAAAGAGACGATAAAACGATCGCAGCTGTGCGTAGGGCACGCAGTGCCGTGTTTGAAGCGACGAGAGAGCAATGAACACGTGGCCCTTCCCACCATTCCCCATGCCAGCACAACCTGTCAAGGACACGAAACCACAACGCCAATACCCCGATGACATGGGTGAGGCACCTTTTTAGGAGAGAGATATGAAACCAGAAGACAAAGCCGTGGTGCAGCAGGCGCTTGAGGCGATGGAATATCACACGGTACAGACACGCCCGCTAACCCGGACACAAGAAGCTATGGACGCCCTACACCAACTGCTAGAACAGCCAGAGCCAGTGCAGGAGCCTGTAGCGTGGATGTATGACTGGGAGGCAGAAGGCGAATTGGTGAGAAATTGGGTGTCTCAATACTATGACGAGGCGCACAGTCCAACAATGGGCTGCCACAACATTCGACCCCTCTACACCACCCCACCCGCAGCACAGCCAGCCGCTTGGGTTGGGCTGACGGATGAGGAAGTCGATGAGGCGGCACGCTACTGCGTGAGGACAGGTCAATCCGTCAACTCAGCAATCCGCGCCATCGAAGCCAAGCTGCGCGAGAAGAACGGGGGTGCAGCATGAGCGATATGCAATGTCCATACTGCGGGGCCGATCAAGAGGTGTGCCACGACGATGGCCACGGCTACGAAGAAAATGTACGCCACGAACACGAATGCACCGAGTGCGAAAAGACTTTTGTGTTTGAAACGTCCGTTAGCTTCTACTACGAACCGAGCAAAGCAGACTGCCTCAATGGTTCGCCGCACGCTTTGGAGCTTACTAAGACTTGGCCGAAAGAATACACACGGTGGCGCTGCAAGCATTGCGACTACGAACGAGAGATGACCGATGCAGAACGTGCTGCACACGGCATCCTACAAAGAACACAGAAAGTCGGTGCGGCATGACTGAAGAAAACGGCTACTACTGCGTAGTGTGCGGCAGGTTTCTGCCAGCAGACGAGTACGGCGTCATCGTGCATGACGACATTCCCCACCCACCAGAGATGGATTTTGCAGAAGAGGAGAAACCACAATGAAACTTGACCAAGAACAATTTGAGGCATGGCTTGCCAACCCGTTGACCAAGGCGCTCAAGCAGGCGCACCAAAAAGAGATGGATGCTCTTGTGCAAGACAGCGACATGGCGCACGCACTGCTACGTCGAGCAGAAACAGAGATGCGCTACGCCGGGTGGACTAAGTACGAGTCAGACAACAGCGCACGCAACGGCGTGTAC